AACATCCGCACTGGATCAGCGCCTGCCAACGCTTTGCGGCCAGTCACAACATGGCCGAGATCGCCCAGCGGGCAGGCATTAACCCGCAGCTCCTGCGCAACAAGTTAAACCCCGATCAGCCCCATGAACTGACGGTAGCCGAGCTGATTGCCATCACCCAGGCGAGTGACGGCGATGAAACCCTGTTCGATGGCGCCCTGTTTGGCTGTGGCTTGACGGCAGTTGCTATCCCCAAATCTGAACGGGCGCCTTCTCTGCCCCACCAGGCAATCGATCTGAACACCAAGATCGCCAGCATTGGCCAGCGGGCGCTGGAGCTGACCGAACGCGGCCGGATCACCCGCTCTGAACGCAACACCCTGGTGAGCGTGGCCACCTCGGCCATGGGGTCACTAGCCATCTTGATCCATGACGTAGAAGCCCGCTTTCAAGCGATACCGACCCTAGCCTGCGCATCAGACATCTTGGTGCAAGCCGCGACCATGTAAGGGGGAACCCATGCAAAAACACATTGATTCAGAACAACGTAACCTCGCCGGGCTGACGCCAGCGGAACAAGTCGCCATGAACACCGCGGGCTGCATGCTGCTGCGCGAGATTTTCGGCAAGACCCGCTCCAGCCTGGATACCGACTGGCTGGCTATCAGCGCCGCCAAGAAGGCCGCCATCTGCACCATCGCCCGCCAGTCACGCGGCCAGCTGATGACTGCGATCCTTTCCACCCTTCCTCATGCACAGCGAGAGGCAATCCGCTTGGCGGTACTGGCGCTGGATTATCAAGGGGAATTTCGTGGCGGCTGTGACAGCAAAGTATGGCACCCGGCACCGGTGAGAAAACCGGTTAGCGATATCGAGAGATTGAAGAGGGAGAGAACGAAAAGACTGGAACTGAAACAAGCCGTTCTGGCCGCAAACCAGATGACACAACAGGGCCCGCGACCCATCGGGCAATAAAAAGCCCGCATTACGGAGCTGCAACTCCAAGCGGGCCTCTATCAACAACGTATGAGGAAGTCGACATGACAACTTTAGCGATCCCCTGCGCCCTGCGCAACCTTCGCATCCAGCAACGCAAGCTGACGGGCCGGTATGGCACCCGTCTTAGCCAACACCCGGACGGTGTGGCGCTTATCGAGCGCTCCACTGCCCTGGCTTGGGCCTCTCTGTTTCACCGCATCAACCCCTGCACTGCTCAACAAGGAGCCTGACCATGACCGCACAACCGACCCAAATCAACTTGCTCAACCATCATGCCGCCAAGCGCCTGCGCCAGTTGCGGGAGCAGTTGAACATGAGCCGCCCCAAGTTTGCCGCGCTGCTGGATATCCCCCCGACCACGCTCAAGAACTACGAGCTGGGCTACCGCGAAATTGGTGGTGGCCTGTTCCTGCTCATTGCCAACCATGCAGACCTGAAACAGCACCTCGACTGGTTGCTGACCGGGCAAGCCCCCACCCAGATAGCGGAGGCCTGACCATGGCCGCCGTTATCACTCGCCACACCGAACCCACTATCAAGGCCGCCAGTGCCTACTTGGCCAGCCGCGGTTACATCAACTGCGGCACCACCTGGCTGCGCGGCCAGCACGGATACGCCCGCATGGAGCGCCTGACGTCTGGCGCTATCCGCATCGTGGAGGGGGTTGCATGAAAAACCTGTTCAACCACATCCAGCCACAAACGGCCATCGTCGCCCTGAATGAGCTGTCTACCCGGCTGCAGGGCCATACCCGGCCTTCTTATCTCTACCGTGGCTCGGAGGGGAACTCCCTTCGAGCTCAAGCCCAACAAAACCTGCGCTGGCATCAGCTGTTTCGCGCGCTGAATCAGAGGGAGCCGGCATGAGCATTGACGCCATTCATATCGCCAAGCGGGCAGAGCGGGCCGTGCTGCCCCTACTGACCGAACTATTGGCCAGCGGCGAACAGGAGAACCGCATCGCCTTGGGGGAGCTCTACTCGGGCGACCAATACATCCAGGTGCAATTGATAGTGACCAGCAAACAAGAGGATTTGCTGGATGACGATTACGTGATGGGAGACGAGGCATGACAGCTGACCTGTTTGAACTGGAGGCTCCTGCTGATGACGTGGGCTGCGGTGAAGCAGGCCCCGCCCATATGCAGCCACCGGCACCGGTCAGCCAGCTGACCAAACACTGGCAAGCGGCGATGGGGGAATACCTCATCGCCCCGGAGAACGGCGAGGTGGCGGAGCTGCTGGCACTGGGCGCGATCCGTGCCTTGTACTGGCTGGCACTGGGCAGTGGTGAAGCTGCGCTGGCGACCACCATCGCGAACTGGTGGGCGGATGTGTCGCCCATGCACGGCCTGGGGGAAACCATCAAATGAACTATCGCCTGATATCAATGATGGAGCGGGACTTAGGGTGGTGGTGGGAAGACCTGCGGGGCGCCAGTGCGCGCCTGCGGGGTTACCAGCACCTGCTCATCGAGTGCCGCCAGATCTCACCACGGCCAAGGGCCACCATAGCGCTGACCCTGCACCAGTGCGCCGCGGCCCGTCGCATCTGCGCTCACTCCTCCCTGGTGATCAAGGGCCACCGCTGCGCCCTCAACTCGCTGCTAGGTACTACTGCCCAATGACCCGCAACACCGTCAAGCTGCCGCTGTCCAAACGGACACTGCGGCAGCGCATCGATACCCTTGCCAACGCCCTGCCCCACCTTGACCTCAGTGCCCTTGGCCCCGTTTTTATCGGTACCCCGGGCCAGAGCGATCTGGTCTGGGCCATACAGCTGCTCGATGGCCTGTCACAGCAACTCACGCTGACCTTGTTCAAGCAGTACGTGCGCCGCCGCAAAGATGGCACCAGCCGCAATTGCCGCAACGCCAATATCTGGCTGCGTGAGCGTACCAAGTGGGTGCGAGGCCTTATCCAGGCGATCCCGGTCGACCCGCACACCATGCGCGATGAAGAGGGGCGCAAGCGTGTCGCCCACCTGTTCGCCAACCAGACGGCCGCGATCTGGCGCCACATCGAACAAGGCATCAAAGCCGGTGGGGAGCCGGATCTGCTGCTCACCTGGGAAGCCATCCGCCAACCGGCCGACCAGTGGGGGTTTATTGGAGATCTGCCTGAGTTCAAAACCGAGGAGGTGCGTGATAACTGGATCTTGAGCGTGATGGTGCGCCTGCTCTCGGCCAAGTGGTGGGAGAAGCGAATCAACCGCACCTGGGACCGTTTGCAAGAACACATCAACATCCTGCTCGGCAAGGTGCGCAAAGGGGTGTCCGCTTATGTGTCGAACGCCACCATGAAGGTAGTGCGCGAGCGTAAACGGGCCATGATGCGCTGGCTGGCCGAATCGGAGGTGATGAACACCAAGCATGATCTGGTGATCTCGATGAAGGATTGCTGGGAGGCCAGCAATGCTAACCCAGTCAACCGCCGCAACGAGATGATGGTGCGTGCTCGGGGGTTCAGCGACTACGCCGAGGAGCAGGGCCATGTGGGCGTCTTCTTCACCTGGACAGCCCCTTCCCGCTTCCATGCTTGGAAGACTGGCCGCAATGGCAAGACAGTCGAAAATGAGAAATACGAGGGCGCCACACCACGCGAAACCTGCGCCTACCTGGCCAAATTGTGGAGCCTGACCCGCGCGGCCCTCAAACGGGGCGATGCACCTGTTTATGGCTTTCGCGTTTGCGAGGCTCACCACGACGGCACCCCACACTGGCACTTGCTGCTGTTTATGCGCCCTGCCGACAAATGGCGGGTGATCAGTACTCTGCAGCGGTATGCCTTGAGCCATGACCGTGCAGAGTTGATCCGTGATCCCAAAGGACTCCCCTCTCATACCGACTTCACTCCGCGCTTTGACTGGAAGGAGATCGATCCAACCAAAGGCGATGCGGCGGGCTATATCGCCAAGTACATCGCCAAGAACATTGATGGTGCCTATTTGGATGACGACGAAGAAGCTGATGCCCCCGCAAATGAAGCCGCCATGCATGCGGTTGCCTGGGCCAGTTGGTGGGGGATCCGTACCTTCCAGCAAATAGGCGGCGCCCCGGTCGGGGTATGGCGCGAGCTGCGCCGCATCAGCAACGCCAAGAAGCACGGCGATCTGGTGGGGCCACCCAAGCCAGTGCTGCAAGACCCGCGTTTTGAGGCGGCCCGTTACGCCGCGGATAACGGCATCTTTCGCTGTTACCTCCACGCCATGGGTGGCGCCCTGGCCACCCGGGCCGAGCACCCCATCAAACTGGCCCACCTCATTGAGGAGCAGGCCAACTGCTACGGCGAAGACATCAAGCGCCTGATGGGACTACATACCACCCGCTTAGGGATCAAAACCCGCCTGCAAGGGTGGGAAGTGGTGCCCGCAGGCACCCATGAGGCCACCAAGGCCGCCGGGGCGTCGGGCTGGGGTGTTGGGGTTCAGTCGGGCGACAGCCCGGCTCCTTGGAGCTCTGACAATAACTGTACGCAGCCGGATCCAGCGGCGTTCGCGGATCAGTTAATGGCGGAGCAATGGGGGTTATCGCTCTTCTCGATCGCGCGTTTACGGGCTGGCGCCAGCGTCACAGCTGACGGTTACACCCTCTGGCTTGAGAACGGCCAGGTGCAGTCAAGCCGAGCGATACCTAATGAACCTGATTGGATACCAGATGGCCAGCAGCTAGCCGAACAGGCCAGAACGGATGAATACGCGATCCCGGCCGATGACCAAGATTGGCCGATGTTGGTTGAGTTGTGCGGCAAGGTCTACCAGGCGCAGGGCCATACCGGCACCCGTAGCTGGATCGAGATGCTGCCTGAGCCATACCAGTCAGAGATGTGGCGGGTATTGGAGGGGCTGGATACGCCAGAGTGGCTGCAGGAACAGAACGACTACAGCCAACAAGAGTGGGAAGCATAAGGAGAACAACTATCGCCAAGGCGCCAGCGTCCAGACCATCAGCCGAGAAGAGTCGCCTGGATAACCGGGTGACCTGCATTCTTCAGCAGCGCTGGCCAGCCAACGAGATCAGCCAGTTGGTGGGAATGCTACATAGCAAACAGCAGGCCATTGCCTGTGCCATCCTGCGTCACCGTCATCCCCCTTGCATCGCTGACCCTGCCGGCCATCGCCGCCGAGGTGCCAACCCCGTTTCAGGCCAGATCTAACCGCCCCACGGTGCAGGTACGCTCAGCGGATGGCCGACCAGTGGGTCGGCGCCATATTGTCGATGGGCTGACCCCAGAGGTTATCGACCAGAGCGGCACCATCAGGTGTGCCGTCACCGGACGCACCCTTTGGATAGCGCCGGATAGCCCGACCGATCGCGCAAACCCGGGCGCCGCCGAACAACTCAACCAAATATACCGCCAAAAGATGAGGTCACACG